ACGAACTGCAGGACCTGCACGCGGATGAGATTGATTTGGGGTTGACGGGTTTTGATGCGGGGGAGTTGGAGAAGTTGCTGGGGTTGGATACGCTGGGCGACGAACAAAACGGCGAGGTGGTTGAGGACGAGATCCCCGAGCCGCCGGTCGATCCGATCACGAAGCCGGGCGACCTTTGGCTGTTGGGCCAGCATCGTTTGCTGTGTGGGGATTCGACGAAGGCGGAGGACGTGGCAAGACTTGTAGATGGCAATTCTGCGGAATGCTTGTTTTATGATCCGCCGTGGGACATAGACGTACCGGCTGCATCGGCGTTTAGCAGCGTGCTGTGTTTTGGTGATGGCGGCTGTATAGGAAAGATGATGCAATTGTTTGGAACTCCTGCATGGGTGTTCGCGTGGGATTGCGTCACATCATGGTACACAAAAAGCAGGCCACTGCGCAGAATGAAAATGTGCGCATGGTTCGGCACGCTGCAATCCTACAACTTTGACGGCGCACATTACGGAGAGCCAGCAGAGCAAAAAACTGTCACAAACACGAGAGGCACCTACGAATACGTTCCAGACAGCCGTGGCAAACACCTTTCCGACGTATTTGTGTGTCCGATAACGAAGCTACATGCAGATGGAATACACAGTCATGCGAAGCCATTAGACTGGGTCAGAATGTTAATAGGGAATTGCAGCCACTCCGATATTTACGATCCTTTCTGCGGCTCCGGCACCACGCTAATCGCCGCCGAACAACTGGGCCGCAAGTGCTACGGCATGGAGATCAGCCCGCAGTATTGCGACGTGATTGTGAAACGCTGGGAAACGCTGACGGGCAAAACCGCGACATTGGAGGCACAACATGACCGAAACCACACTGCTGACTGATCCGGCACACACCCGCGGGGATCTGCGGCAGATGGAATCCGCAATCCGCAAGGGCTGGCAAATTCCGGATGCCCTGTTTGAGCGGGCTGGAATCGTGATCGGGCAAATTCTGAGCAAGGGCACCAACCGGGAGAAGGTGGCAGCCGCGCGTGTTCTGATAGCCATGAACGAACAGAACAATCCGACGCCGGTTGTCGTGGCACACCAGCACCTGCACGTTGCAGCACAGGCACCAGTGGAGACGGATCTTGAGCAGAAACGACGCGACCTATCTGGCCGAATTGCTCGCCTCGGCTGAGACGCCGGAGGATCTGGCGGCTATTGAGCAGCTGCTGGCAGAGCAGGAAGCACGAACGGCAGCGGTCGGCAAATGGCGGGCGCGTACGTTGGCGGAAGTCGCGCAGTTTTTTGGGCTGGCAGTTCAGACTGTGAAGCAGTGGCGAACGGAATCGCCACCAATGCCCGGAGGTGACGGCGGATATGATCTAAGCGAGGTTGTGCGGTGGCGTTTGGCAAAGCTCCAGAACAGCGGGGCGATGGACGCAAAGCGGCAGGCGGAGGTTGAGGCGATCAGGCTGGTGAACGAACGCCGGACGATGGAGAACGCACAGAAGCGGGGGCTGTTGATCGAGCTGGAGGAAGTTGAGCGGGATATGTCGCTGCTGTGGTCACGATTGGCAGCACGATTGCAAGGAATCGGTGAGCGAGTTGCAGGGCTTGTGCCCCAAGAAATCAAGGCCACGACAAAAGAGCGAGTGGAACAGGAAATCCGGGTGATTCAAAAGGAGTTTACTGACGGGTTGGGGGACCTCATTGATGGCTAGATTGTGCGTAGAAGTCTGCCGGGAGATGATGCGACCGCGGGTAATTGAGTCCGCGGCAGACTGGCTGCGCACGAGCTTCTACGACATTCAGGGCCGGGCGTTCGATGAAACGATGGTGCCGTGGGTGACAGCCCCACAGGGACCGTGTTGGGCATACGATCAGGTGCAGTTTCGGGCGATCTGGCTGCAGTGGGCAGCCCGTATGTTCAAGACGAATTTTGGGTTGGCAATGCTGATGCGTGGCATGGACCTGCGACCCGAAGAAACGATGTTTGCGACACCAGACGAAACCAACTGCAAGGGCGTGTTTGGGCGATTCTGGCGTATGCTGGAGAACTGCCCGCGGCTGCGGGATCAAGTGCCGATTCAGCAGCGACAGAGCAAGACGCGCATTCAGTTGCGGCGGTCAGTGTGTCATGGTGCATGGCCGCGGGGCAAAAGCCGCTTGGCGGACAAGTCAATTCGAGTCGGGCACGGCAACGAAATCGACAAATGGGTGCAGGAATCAACCAGCACTGAAGGCGATCCGCTGGAGCGTTTCCGCAAACGCGGTGCGGAATTCCCGGATCGGAAGTTTGTGCTCGAATCAACGCCTTCAGTTAAAGGCAAGTCGGCTGTGGAATCGGGGCTATTGCAGTCCACGAATCACCGCTATCACGTCCCCTGTCCGCACTGTCACAAATTCCAGACGGTGGAATTCGGAGACGGCAAAGCACCGGGCGGCATATTCTTTGACCGCCTGCCGTCTGGTCAGTCTGATGCAGATCTCGCACGCAAGACTGCCCACTATGTCTGCCGGTGGTGTGAGGGCCGCATCGACGACATGCAGAGGCCGTGGATGATGATGCGTGGCGTCTGGGTCCCCGCCGGTTGTGAGGTCGACCATGAGCGGGCAATGGACGCACGCGATTTGCCACCGGATGATGCGTCGTGGTTGCGTGGTGAGCCGCTGCGGTGGGGGTCCGATTACGGCTGTCAAATCAGCGTGTTTTATGCTTTGTTCCACGGCTGGGGGCAAATTGCGGCGGATTTCGTGCAAAAGTGCAAAAACCCGACGAAATTGAGGCAGTGGGTGAACGAGGACAAGGGCGAAACGTGGGAGGCAAAGCGGACAAAAACGACGCCGGAACGGATCGGCCAGCGGCTGAAAACTGAGATTCCCCGCGGTGTTGTCCCGGATTGGGGCCGATTGGTGACAGTCACAATCGACCAGCAGGCCGCAGAGGGCGGATTTCGGCTGTATGTTGTCTTGGCACATGGCAATGACTGGCGGGCGCACGTGGTCGACTACGGACTCACGCAGACGCTGGAGGAAGTCTGGCAGCAGGCAGTGACTCGGACGTATCAGCACGCAGACGGAGGCAACGACATCACGGTGCACGCAGTTGCGGCTGACTCGGGCTGGGCAACCAAACAAACTTATGACTGGTGCAACCTTCATGCTGGGGCTGTACCGTGCAAGGGTGCCAACCATGACCTTGGAGGCAAGCCGCACAAGCTGAATGCGGTCGAAACTGGAGACCATGCGGGGCAAATGCTGCTGACGGTCGCAACGGACTACTGGGAAACGGACCTGCAGGCACGACTGGACGACCGCGAGCCAAGCAATGCAGAGGCATTGACGCTGTGCGCGGGGGCCGATCGGGACATGGAATTTCTTGAGCAGCTCTGCAACGCCACGATCAGCGATCGAGTGGACAACCGAGGCAACGCAAAATTGCTGTGGGTGAAGCGAGATGAAGGCGTTCCGAATGACTTTCGGGACGCACTGCGGTATGGTTTGGCGTTGGCATTGTGTTATGCCGAGGAACACGGTGGTTTTCCCGGACGCAGTGAGGTCAGGACAAAAAGGGCGGTGCTGAATGCAGGCGAGAGACGACCGGACGGCAGGAGTTGGCATGAGTAAGCACCGCAAATCACAACAGCCTTCGCCAAAGCCGCGGCAGGAGCCAGCAGCACCTGCTGAGCGTGAGATCGAGGCATACCGACGTTGTCCGGTCTGCTGGAACGGACGCGGCGGGTATGGTGTGGCCTATTCGACGCAGGGCAGCGTACGCTACTACAAGTGCTGCAAGTCGCGCAACGCTGACGGGCTGGGGCCGTGCGGGCATACCTGGTCTGTTCGTGTTGTGTTGTCGTCGGTGGTGGTCGAGTCACGGCAGATATTTCTGGACGGCCAACGCTGATTGGTAGTGTTGGTAGTGCGGTGGTGGTAGAAGGGGCCGGACACTGCACACCATGACGGACGCCAACGACCTACTGGCCGCCACCAACGCGGCAATCCTGAACTGCCTGACCGCACAGAGCTATTCTGTCGCCGGTCGCGCTAAGGCCATGGCGCAGCTCAAGGACCTTCAGGCATTCCGTCAGCAGTTAATGGACGAGATCAGCAACGGCAGCACCAGTTCCGGCGGCATGGCAACGCTCCTGAGTATGCAGGAGGCGACCATATGAACGCACTGGATCGGCTGATTTCGTATCTGTCGCCTTCGCTCGCACTTCAGCGGATGGCTGCGCGTGCATCGCTTCAGCAGATTGCACAACTGACCGGCACGCCACGCGGTCCATACACAGCCGCAAACGTGACGCGATTGAATGCGTTGGCGCAGCCAGTCACGAAGGAAAACCAAGTTTCCGGCAGCCGGGTTGATTCGCTGCGGTCGCAGTCGTGGGATCTGTTTCGCGACAATCCATCAGCCCGCAAGATCGTGCGAACGATCGTGTCAAAAGTGGTCGGTGCGCGGGGCATGATGCCGGAATCACTGGCAATGAACGCCGACGGTACGCCAAACGTTGCGTTCCGAGAGAAGGCACAGGAACTGTGGCAGCGAATCCAGAGCGGTTTTGATTCACGAGGATTGCCCGGACGCGGTGGTTCAACGTTCGCACAGCTTCAGAAATTGGCACTCCGCGCCACAATTCTCAGCGGTGACACGCTGTATCGGTTGGTCCCAATTGACGAGGCCAAACGCCGACGGCATGACCTGCCAATTCCGATGACGTTGCAGATGATCGACGCCTGCAGACTGGCCGACGAATCCGAGATTGTTCGCACTGAGATTCCGGAAGGCCACAGCATCTATCGCGGGATTGAGTTGAACGCCGACGGTGAACGTGTGGCGTATCATGTCCGCATTCAACCGGCATGGGCGTCCGCAAATCAGGTGGGCAACGTCCGACGTTTCACTGTGGATCAGATTGGGCATTTGTTTTGCGAAGAGGACATCGACCAACTGCGGGGCATTCCGTGGTTCGCTGCAGCGTTGGTCAAGACACGCAACACTGAAGATCTGGACTACAACGTTCTGAAGGCAACGGCGATGGCCGCGTGCATCGTAGGGACGTACAGCAAGCCGACTGGAGCCGCACGGGTTGGTTTGGCCGCTGGTGTCACTCCGGTCACATCGTCGATTGACGGGTCAGACCTGACGGACGCAGACGGAAACACGGTCACAAAGATTCAGCCGGGGATGATGCTGAATGTGGGAAAGGACGGCAAGTTTGAACTGTTGTCACCCAGTCAGCCAAACATGAACCCCGAAGGATTTGTGCAGCACCTGCAGAGGCAGACAGCCAGCGCATTCCCCGGTGTGAAGTCCTCCACGCTGACCGGCGACTATCGCAACAGTTCGTTTAGTTCTGAGCGATCGGCGGACAACGACGCATGGCCGGAATTGCATGATGTTCAAGAGTGGTTCGCATCGTCATTCTGTCAGCCAATTTACGAGGCGGTGATTCGTGCCGGCATCTTGTCGAATTTTTTTGACGGCATTGTGTCAGCAGCAGAATTCCAAGCCGAGCCGGGCCGCTATTCGGTGGCGAAATGGCAGGGTCCGATTGCCCTGTCCATCAATCCAAAAGACGATGCAGAGGCAGCAGCGGCACGAATCCACGCAGGACTGAGCAGTCTGCAGATGGAGGCGGCAAAAGTGAACACAAACTGGCGGGACGTGCTGAACGACACTGCCGAATTGTACGCAATTGCAGAGGCCAAAGGCATCCCGCCGGAGGTCGTGAACAACATTCTGGGCGTGGATACCGCCGATCAGATTGCCGTTGCACAGGCGAACGCAGACGCAGCAGCACCAGCAGAACCACGCAGCGCGAAACACGAGGTGAAACATGTCACGACGGTCTGAGGCATTGGCAGGGTCAATGCAGAATCCGGGCTTTCGTTCGCTCGACGTGCGTGCGAAAACCTTCAGCGAAGATGGCCGCAGTGTTGAAGCCGTTATCAGCACCGAAACGCCGGTATTGATGCCGGATTGGTCACGGATGGAGATGGTTTCGGAAGTGCTGTTGAGTAAAGGGGCAGAGTTCCCGAAGTCCCGACAGATCCCGTTTCTGGACAGCCACAACCGCTACAGCGTGAAGGACCAGCTGGGCAGTGCACGGGCCATCACAGTCAACGAATCCGACATCACGGCAACACTGGTGTTCGGCAAGTCCGCGAGCGGTGAGGACGCACTGAGCAGCGTTCGCGATGGTCACATCACTGACGTGTCAGTGGGCTATGAAGTCCTGAAGAAAACATACGTGCCGGACGGCACAACGAAAACGATTGCGGGCCGCGAATTCACGGGGCCTGTAAACGTGGTGACGAAATGGCGACTGCGGGAAGTCTCGTTGACTCCCATCGGAGCAGACGCACAAGCAAAGCTGCGGGGACTCGATCCGGCAGCGATCAGGTTTTCGCAAGATGAGAGGTTTGAGATGAATCCAGAACTTCGCGCTTTGCTGGTCTCACGTGGGATGCCAGCAGAACACACCGATGAGCAGGCGCAGCGGTGGCTGATTGACAACGCCAGCAAGCTCGGCGAACAGAAGCCACAGCCACAGTCACAGCCAGCACCAGAGCCGCAGCGATCTGCAGTCAACGCCGATCAGTTGGCCAGCATGGTGGCAGAAGCCACCCGCAAGGCGATTGCAGAAGCCAACCAGCAGCGAGACGCCTTCGAAGCCGACGTGCGTTCACTTTGCGAACTGGCCGGCCTGCCGTACGAATTCGACAATGCCCGCAAGTGTGCCGACGTGGCTGCCGTTCGCAAGCACTTGCAGGACG